CGCCGAGGTGTTCGGTGTCAGCCAAGTGCTGATCGGCCGCGCCAGCTACGACACCGCTCCCGAGGGTGTCGCGTTCTCCGCCGGCAACGTCTGGTCAAACAGCCTGATCTGGGTCGGCTCGGTCACGCAGGCGTCTGCCGGATTCTTCGGCGGTGGCGCAGGCTTCACCTTGAACTGGTCCGAGTATGGCCCAGCGATCGGTGTCTCGACCTATCGCGAAGAGGCGATCAAATCGAACATCGTGCGCGCCTCGCAATACACCGCCGAGAAGGTGGTCAATGCGAACGCGGGTCAGCTTATAACGACCCAATTCAGTTAAGATAACGTTTGCGTAAACAAGTCCTGCGCTCTTAACTGAGCGCAGGATTTTTTATGCACCCTTGGAACGAAATAGGATTCTTGGAACGAAAGAAATGCGCGCTGGAAATGCGCGAATGGCTGCGCGCTAATCCAGACAAGCGAATCAAGACCGGCCACGTAAGATCGGACGGAAAGATTTTTTGCGGTTACGGCGTCGGTTATTCAGGAGGCGAGCATTGGGCGAGCAAGGCTGTGTTTGACAAGCGATGTGAGGATTCGCGGATGCAAATGCGCAGGCTCAGAAAATCCGAATCATACAAAAACAAATTCAATGTATACGCAAAAGAGCGTTACTCTCAGCGGGTGGACGTGCGCGAAAAAATGAAGGCTCGCGTAGAAAAATGGAGCAAAGAAAATAGGCCGCGATGCGCACTCAAATCATCCAACCGTCGCGCGACAACTCGCAACCAACTCCACGGTGACCACAATTCCTCGATTGAAGAGCAAATGAGAAATGCCGCTGAAAAGCTCACGAAGCAAACCGGCATCGAGCACCACGTTGACCACATCATCCCAATCAAGCACGGCGGCTGGCATCACCACGAGAATTTGCAGATTTTGCCAGCGCCCGTGAATCAATCCAAAAGCTCGTCGCCGTTTTGGGTTTCCAGCGAATACAAAGACTTTCGATCGGTTCCTCAAAGCCTTTGGCCCGAGCCTTTGATTGATTTTTACTTGGCGATTCAATCGACCTAACTCAACGGTGAGCCGCGACGCTGGCGCGGACGGAGCACCGAAACCACTCATCTGCTGACGCCAGCGGCGTTGGCTCTAGCAACAGTTAGGCACGAATTACCTATGACAACCGACCCCGACGGAAAACCCTATCGCCACAACGACGAACAATCGGAGGCGCACAAGGAAGCCTTTATGCGGCGCAACACGATTCGCCCGCTCGGATTGTGGCGGCGCGTGATGTGCCGGCTCAGTCTTTGCGGCGGTCACGTGGACCACGAGAAAGACGCCGCTGGCGTGTGGCAATGCGGTCTTCGCTGCGCGACCTGCGGCAAACTCAAATACCCAGTGAAGAGCCGCTTTCAGGACTCTGCCTAACGAAAGCCCCACGCCTCACCGCGTGGGGCTTTTTGTTTTGACGCTGCGGCGCGATTCGCCACACCGGAGGCAACACAACAACATGACGATTTCCCTCTGCGTGATTGCCGGTAACGAGACCGCGCACATCAAGACCATGCTCGATTCGTTCGTCGGCATCATCGACGAACTCTCACTGGTGCGCGCCATCGGCTCGCAGGAACCGGATGACACCGAACAGCTCGCGCGGGACTGGTGCGAGCGCAACGCGGTCCCGATTGTCTTTTCGGACTACCGCAACGGGGTCACTGCGCAGGCGTGGCGGCACGTCGATTCGTTCGCGAGGGCGCGGAACCAAGCCTTCGCCCAAGGCACCGGGGATTGGCTTCTTTGGGCCGACTGCGACGACGTGCTGACCGACGCGACGGACCTGCGGGAAAGGCTCAAGGAGCTGACCGAGGACGTGCTCATGCTCCGATGCCCTTACGACGTGCGGGGGACCGGCAAGAAGCTGCAGCGCGAGCGCATCATCCGGCGCACAGCGTTCGCCTCGGGTCGAGTCTGGCACCACGACGTGCACGAAAACCTGCTCCTGCTGCCGAACGATCTGCACAACGAGTGGACGGTGCCGGTTTGGCGGCATCAGCCGGTCGCGATCAAGCAATCCAACCGGAAACGCAACCTCGCAATCCTCGGGCGAAGCATCGCGGAGTCGGCGACCCAATACTTTTACGTCCACCAAGAGCACTATTGCGCGGGCAACAAAACCGCCGCCGAGCAGTTCGGGCGCATCGCGCTTTCCTTCCCGAATCTCGACGACTCATTCCGCTACGAGGTTCAGCTCAACCTCGCGCGGCTCGTCGCGTCACGGCGCGAGGCGTTGCAGTTCGCTATGGGCGCGCACGGCGTCTTCCCGTGGTGCCGCGAGGCCATCGCTTCCGTCATCATGCTGGCGTTCGAGCGCAACGACGGCAGGCGCGCGAGCTTCTGGGCGGAGCGCATGATGTCGCTACCAGAGCCAAAGGAGAAGGACCGGCCTTGGACGCACGAGGTGAAATGGTATGGCTGGGCCGGTCTCGATCTCGCTGCGCGGTCCTACCGGCTCGCGGACAATCCAAGGAAGGCGGACGGGCTTCAGTGGGCTTTTCACAAGCACCAAAAGCCCGCGATTCGGCTCACGCAGAAAACCCTCGGCGACTCGACGCGCTCCGTCTCCTTCCGTGAAGCGTGGCTTGGGACGGCAGCGCAACCGGACACCGTCGAGCACGTTTTCCTTGTCCGCCCCGACGACAAGGAAACGATGGCGATGTCGAAGCAGTTCATCCACGACGTAGGACAGCCGCGGGCAACAGAGCGCGCGATGATCTCGGTGCACATCGAGGACGGCATGGTGCCGCCGCACGACTGGGACAAGCTCGTGCTGGCAAGCGGCGTGACGCTTATCGACGCCGAGAACATCAAGGGAATCCTCGGAGGTGCGAAGTGAGCACGCCTCCGGCAATCGTGATCTGCACGACGAACGCGCGATGCCTTGCGGTCATGCAGGCGTCAATCGCGGCCTACGTTCCGCGCGACGTCGAGGTGATAATCTTCCGCAACGTCGGCGGCAGCTTCGGCGAGGCGTACAACTTCGGAGTTCGGAACGCTTTCATAACGCATTCGGAGGTCGTCGTCTGCAACGACGACATCGTGTTCACGCCGACGACGTGGGCGTTGCTCCTCGCGGATGTCGCGCATCTGCGCAAGGTCGTGCCCGATCTCGGCTACGTCGCGACGCGCTCGGACTATGCGCGAGGCGAGCAGAACGTGCGCAGCGGGCGCGGGAAAATCGACTTCCTGCGCTATCAGTCCGAGCGGCATATCGTCGAGACGCCGGTGATCGCGCCAATTTGCGCGTGGATTCACCGCGACGCGTGGGTTGATTTCCCGCCGATAAATTGGTTCAGCGACGACGTGCAATGCCTCGACATGAAGCGGCGGCATTTCATCTCGCGGGCCTACGTTCACCACGTCGGCTCGCAGACCTGCGGGCAGGACGCGCAACGGTGCTACGAGGACGCGGAGCCGTGGCTCCTCGCGAACCGGCCGGAGCTACACGCGCGGTTTTATTTTACAGGAGGCGCATAAGTATGGCAGCCGTGCGAGACTTCGACCCGACCCAGATTAACTCCGACTTCTCCGCGATCTTGGAGCAGGCGGGCGTCTCGTTTACTTATCAAGGCGTGAGCGTGACGGGCATCTGGGCAGCGGCGAGCAATGCGTTTGCCGACTTCGAGGACCAGCGCCGCGAGGACAGCAAATTCACGGTGTTCCTTTTGACGTCGAGCGTCAGCGCCACGCCGCAAGTCACGCAGACGCTTTCTCGGGCAAGCATCACCTATTTCATCGAGCGCGTGACATTGGATGCCGAGGGCGCGGGATGTGAAATCAGCGTGGCGAAGGTGATATGATTTCGATCTTCTCAGACACGAAGAAGCTGGAATATGCGCTCGCGAGACTTGCCGACGCTGCAAAGGTCGATCTCGGTCTGGTCGTGAAACAGGAAGCCGCCTACGTCGCGAAGGCGATCATGCAGATCACGCCGCCGACCGGAGACAAAACGAAAAAAGGCGCGACGGTGGCGACGGTCACAGGCGGGGAGATTACGAAAACCAAAGCGAGCGGACTCAGCACGAACGCAAGGAAGCAGGGCGAGAACGCGATTCTCGGAGACTTGTTCGGCGGAAATAAAATGGCCAAGGAATTTCAGATTGGCTTGTTCCAGCGCATCGGAAACTCAACGGAGGTTCCGCCGCGCGGCGGGCGCCACGAGACGATGGGCGTCAGTCTGGGAAATGAAGGCGGCAAGAAAATCCGCATCTACCGGAAGTTCTGGCAGGAGTCGGCATCAATTGGAACGATGCGCGCTTTCCATTTCGCAAACCGAACCGAGCGCGGAAGACGGAGGCAAGTCACGAGGAGTCTGGTGGGGCGCTGGGCGGTGCAGGACCAGATGTGGGTTTCGGAGCAGGCGGCGAATGCGTATCTGAAATACACGCAAAAAAAGGTCGGACTCGCGAAGGCTGGATTCGCCGCTGCGGCAATGGCGTGCGGCGTGCGCGTGCCGTCGTGGATTCGCAAGCACATGGCAAAGGCTGGAAACGCTCAGGTTCACTTTGGGCCGAATCCGTTCGTAGTCGCGCGGACAACCGGCAACCAGATTCCTGACCTGCAACGCGTGGTAGATTCGGCTCTCAAGATTCGCTACAAAATCACGATCTCAAAATACCGCGCCGTCCTCGCGAATCGCGCCGTCAACCTCGGATTCGCAAAAGTAAAGGGCGGGATGGTGATACCAAAAGAAACATGAGCACACGCACCAACATCCGCACCGCGACGGCGAACGCTCTCACCGGCGCGCTCGTCGTGCCCACCGCAAACATCCTTCGCGGGCGCAATAACACGATCGCCAGCATCTCGTTTCCTGCCGCCGCCGTCTATGCGGTCAGCGAGCAGATCGAGGTCCGCACGCTCGGGCCGAGCAACCGCACGCAATACCGGCAGCTTCAGCTCATCGTCGATTACTTCATCGCCGAGAGCGGAACGTATTTAATCGACGACCTTTTCGACACCGGCAGCGCGGCGGTCGAGGCCGCAGTCCTCGCCGACGTGACGCTCGGCGGTCAATGCCGCGACCTCCATCTTAACAGTGTGGACTATGTTATTGAGCCCGATGAAGACAAACGCTTCGGCACGGCTCGGCACACTTTCAACTGCATCTATTTAACCACCGACTAACATGGCAAACCACCTCGGGCGAGAAGGTCTCGTCAAAATCTCCAGCACCACCATAGCCGAGCTCAGAAATTATGCGCTCAGCCATAGTTCAGATGTCGTCGAGGATTCAGTAATCGGCGACACCTACCGCACGCGTCTCGCGACGATGAAAACATTCAGCGTCTCGGGCGATCTCTACTGGGACGAGACTGACGCCGGCCAACTTCTGATCACCATCGGCAGTTCGGTCACGCTCAACCTCTACCCAGAGGGCGCGTCAAGTGGCGACGTGTATTATTCGGGCGCGGCCATCGTGACCAAATTCGACATTTCCGCCAGCTTCGACGGCATCGTGGAAGGCTCCATTGCCTTCGAGGGCAACGGCGCTCTGAGCACGCTGACCGCCTAATTTCGCAGCAAAACACACACAACACATGGAAGCTATCGACCTCGTAAGAGAACACTTCGCCTCCCTCGGCACGCGCAAAATTGACGTGCCCGAGTGGAAGCTCGTCGTCCACGCATCGCCGGTAACGCTCGGCGAAAAAAACCGGCTCTATCGTCGCAGCAAAGAAAACGACATGGAGTTGCTCGTCGATATTTTGATCATGAAGGCCACGGACGAGCACGGCGCGAAACTCTTCACGATCGAGCACAAGCCGACGCTCTTGAACAAGGCCGACAGCAACGTCGTGGGCCGCATCGCCAACGCCATTCTGGCCGAAAACGGGCCGAGGCCTGACGACTTAAAAAACTGATTCACGGCGGAGAAGCTGCCGACTTCCTCGCCGTGTATGCTCTCGCGGACCGTCTCGGCAAATTCGCAAGCGAGGTTCTCGCCATGCCAGCGCAGGAATTGAACGGCTGGCTCGTTTACATAGAGCACCAAAACCGAAAACTGAAGCACCATGGCTGAAGCATCATTCACACTCAAAGCGATCGATGCGACGAAGGCGGCGTTTGCGTCGGTGCAGAACTCGCTCGCGAAGTTGCAAAAAAGTTCTGAGTTGGCGGCTGGCTTCATGAAAAAAGCCTTTGACCCGCGCGCGCTGGGCGCTGGCTTTGCGGCGGCGCTCGGTCTTTCACTGACTTCGATCATTGATTCCGCCATCACAAAATTAACCGAATTAGTTATGCGTGCGGATAATGTCCGCAAGATTTTGACCGAATCCAGACTGGAATCGGAAGGCATATTGGAAGCAGGTCTTTTCGCAGCAATGGACCCAGTGCGCCAACTGGAAACTATCCAACAAAAAATCATAAAAAACGCCGCAGAAATCAACAAGCTGCGCGAGAAGGTTTTTCAGCAGACTGTGCCACTGGAGGGCGGAACCGAAGGAACGGTGCAAATGGGCAGCGTCAAAGAAGCCGAAGAGCTTAAAAAACTAGAGGCGATGCGAGCATCACTGCTCATTGCGAATATCAACCTAATCGCAGACGCTGATAAAAAGATAGCTGACAATCAGGGGAAGGCATTCGAGGAAATGGAAAAACAGCGCCAGTCAGACCAAGACCGCAGAATTGCGTCGCTGAGTGCAGGTCTTGCGGCAGAGGAAAAAAACACGGTTGAAATTATCAAAGCGCGGTCGGAAAAGAACGAGACCATAGAAAAGGAGCGCGAGGGCTTAGAAAAACTAGCGGAATCATACCGCGATCTCAATTCACCGTCTCGCGTTTTTATTCGGCAAATAGAAGAGGTCAATAAAGTCGCCGCCAGTGGAA